GCCATAATTATCAGCTATAAAGTTGATTTATTATTCTTTCTCATAACTTGGAGGAATATAATCTCCAATAGTGCCGTAATCTCCAGCCTTTGCTCTTTCAAAAATTAATCTGCCATGTTCCTCAGGGTCAGTAGGTTTAGCAGTAAACCCTAAATACCCATCTTCTGTATCTACTCCTATACGCTCATAGTGGGTAAATTTACAATCTAAGCATATTGATTGCTTATCTTTATCTCCCCATCTAGGATTTTTTGCACCTTCAAGTTTTGAATTTGGCACTGATTTAACTATTATATCTTCTGACATTTTTTACTCCTATGAAATTCTATGTGCAACTGATGCCTTAAAAGGACTACCAGTTTGACCAAATGCTCTCCAAGTTCCAGGAGAAGTGCTTCCAGCATGGTTGTCTGAACCTGATGCTTTAACATTAGTGCCAACATCAGAACCCCAACCAAACTGACCATGATCGTCATATCTAACATTTGCAAAACAACCTACTGCTTGACTTGCATAAATAATACTACTTGGACTTGGCAAACTTGTTAAATTAGAACCATTTGTAGCACCTAAAGTACCACCTGATATTCTTGCACCATCCATTGTACCACTTGTTATTTTAGAAGCCGCAAGATCTGCAATCCTCGCCGCCGCAACTGTGCCGCTTGATATTTCACTACCATTTAAAGAAGTCAAACTTGCACCACTTATTGCAGGTAAATTTCCAGTTAATTTTGTTGCATCTAAAGTTTGAGTACCCGTTACTTGTACCCCACCTACATACATAGCCATTATAACATCTCCTCTAATTTAAATTTATATTTTTTGCCATTAAGTCTGTTTAATATAAACAGATCATCTTCGCCCTCTTGAATAGTCCAAGAACCTCTTGTTCCATCAACTTCATTATCTCTTGTTTTGGTGTTATTTAAATTTATATCACCAGTATATATATCTCGCCATTGTTTAGATGCAGAACCTAAATCAACAGCATCATCACTAGAAGGTAATACAGAACCACCAAATACTGCTCCAGAATTAAATGTTGCTAATCCTGCCTCACTACCATCTAATGTAAGCATTGTAATATCAGAAGTATTATCTGTGCCTTTAAATATAATATCAGTATCATTTGCAGCTGCATCAATAGTAATATTGCCAGAGGTTGTGGTTATATTAACAGCTGCATCACCAGCACTAATATCATCTGCGGCACTAGATACACTACCAAAAGATAATGTACCAGAGCCATCTGTTTTCATAAATTGTCCATTAGAGCCATCACTTGTGGGATAAGTTAAGCCACCTGCAAACAGAGAAGGTATATTTAAATCTGTGAAAGCATCAATAACTGCTGCTCCACTTCCTGCACCATCTAAATAAACAACTTTAGTATGTCCATTTGGTATTGTAACATTTGCACCACTACCTTGTGATATAAGTATGTTTTGTGAACCACTAGTTGCATTTTCAATAATATGTACTCTTTTTAAAGTATTTGGACCTATTGTAATGGTACAAGCACTATCTAATGTTCCAGTATATTTAATAAACATGGCTCTACCTGCATCAGAAGAACCATCTGCTATCGTTGTTGCATGAGTATCAGCGTTTGTTGTTATGGCTTCAGTGCCATAACCTAATGCCTCACCGATAAGTTCTAAATTTGTATTGGTAGATGCACCCCATGTGCCAGATTCATCACCAGTTCCTATTTCTTTTAGTCTAAGATTATTTACATATGTTGCCATTATGCGACCCTTTCAATCCAGTTAGCAAGTTGGTCTGGTTTTATTAAACTATAAACTTGTTCTTCACCAGTAGCTCCCGTGCCAGTAACTCCGGTTAAGGATAACACAGATGTACCAGTTAATGCAAGAGTTCCTACAGAAATACTTAAACCAGATAAAGTGACCTCAAAACCAGCACCCCCAGTAACACTTTCACTTCCTAAAGCAGTAGTACCAACAACATTTGTTACTGGTGCTCCAGTTGTGGTTGCTATTGTAAATATTATTGGAGTATTTGCTTGACCGCCCATCCCACTATGAGCTGTGCAATAATAATAAAGAGTTGGAGTATTTGTTGCTACCGCTATTTCTGTATAAGCACCAGAACTTCCAGGAGTTCCGTTAATTGTTACACCAGTTGTGTATTCATCACCACCTCCCCATACGCCATTAGAGGTAGTGCTAAAACGAAAATAGTGACCACTATTGGTACTATCGCTTTGGTCAAATCTGTAAGTGTTTCCTTCGAATAATTCTAAAGTAGCTTGTTGTACGCTATCAATAAAATATTTATTAGAGCCACCCACATCTTGAACAGTAACCGTTTTTGTAACAGTAGAAGATTCGTGACCACTTAATAAAACAGTAGCCGAAAGACCCGTTTCTACAACAACACTTGTTCCCACAACACCTTCATCACCAACTGCACCAGTTGCTTGAAGACCAGTTGCAGTAAACTTCATTTGTGCAACTACTACTTCATTACCAACGGCAGAAGTTCCTGCGTTACCCGTTACTGAAAGAATACCAGTACCAGTGACTGTGGATGCACCTACAGCTCCAGTAGCTACGGCAGAAGTCGGAACAATATCTTGTCCAGGAATAGCGGCGACACCACCACCCCATACTCCTGCTCCCCAAGTTCCATGACCCCAATTAGTCAGAAAACCAGTTGTAGCAGATACGCCAGTTACTACGGCAGTGATAGGTATTTTAGGTAAGACGTTACCAACGGCTGTTGTTCCTACAACTCCAGTTGGAGTAATAATATGAACGCTAGTAGCTGATACAGTGCCAACAGAACCAGTGGCTTGAAGACCAGTTTCAACAACTGTGCTTGTTCCACCGACACCTTCATTACCAACGGCTGTTGTTCCTGCAACTCCAGTTACAGCGAAAGAAGTATTACCAATACCTCCCCAACCAACAGCACCCCAGGTGCCTTGTCCCCAACCGTTAGCCATAACGGTTTACTTTAAGCTATACGAATAATAGCGTTTGAAGCGTCAGCAGTTGGAAATTGTACTGTAAAAGTTCCTGATGTAGATGTTTTATTAGAGCTAAAATCTAACACACAAACCGCTTTATCACTATTCGTGTCATTATATATTAATGCACCCATAGCTGTAATTGTTGCAGTTGTAAAACTTATATCAGCAAAATCTGTAAAAGCAGTTGTTCCAGAAGTAGAAGGTGCTACTTTTGTTAAAGCTCCACCTCCAGCAGTGTAACTACCACTATTAGCAATTTCTCCAGTTGTAGTGTAAGCTGTTGTTGCCGCCCCTAATGTAGCAGTAGTAGAAGATTTTCCTCCACCACCCTCTGCATAAAGAGCTAATTTAAAAGCATTTCCGTTAGTTGCAAAATTATGTGTGCCTAACATTAACTCTTGTTTAAATGAAGTACACATTGCTTGTGCTATAGCCATGTTATAATCTCCTTATATATTCAGCCGTTTCTTTTTGACCACTTGATCTCAAAGCATGGATAATAGTACCACGCTCTTCCTTTCTTGCCAAGAGAAGATAATGATACAAGACTTTTTTCAAATGTTCTCTAAACTGATTCGCTTGTTGCCGTATATGAGGAGGAGCTTGATCGGAGATACTGACTATTTTATCTACGGCTAAATCTGCTACTTGCTCGTTTGTAAGACCTCCTTGATTTGAGGTTTTTACATTTACACTTCCCACTGTAGATGTACCTAATTCAAACATTTTTTTTCTCCTCGTAAGTTACTCCTGGAATGTCTTCTCTCCCAATAAGGTTAGGTTTATTATCTATAGGGTTAGGAGGTTCTAATTTTGACTTTCGTGTTATCAACATACTACCTTGTGTAACTGTTGAAACAACGGGATCTTCTAATCTATGATAACCATACAGTTTTTGATCGTCTGGAACATTAGTGTCAAGTAAAGAAGAGCTGTGTGCTATATTTATTTTAATACCTTTTGATGTTGCTATAGCTAACCAAAACTCGCAACAAGCTCTTCCAGCTTCAGCAAAAGCTACATCTTTATGTGTAAAATCAATACCATACAAATGCAATTCTGTTACTTCTTCAGCAACAGCATAGGCAAAAGAGTAAGCAACTGTGTTATTTAAATAAGCATATTTTGTTTTCTGTAACACTTCTTGTAAGGGAAACTCTACAACATCAGGGCATCTTTCATCTAACTCACAAGAAAAAATAGGTACATTTAATTTTGCTTTTAATCTTTCCGCCATAATGTTTGTTTGTTTACCGGCATTAGGAGTATCTAAAAACCTAGAAGGAGGATCCATCATAAAGCACTTATCATGATAGATAACAGCAGACATAGCATTGATTGCCCACACTTCATCAAATTTTTCGCTTCTTATTTTAGCAAGAATATATTCATTAAAACTATTGCCAAGAGCGACAATAGCTACACTTTTGTTTTTCATATGAGATATTATAGACTATATCTTATAAGTGTCAAGACCTTGGAATCTTTATCAACCCGTCTCTGAAGGCATCACTATTTTCTTGTGCCTCACCATAAACCTTCAATCTGCTTATTGCCTCACCATACCTAGAAGAGTAAAGCTGTAGTAGATCAGTCTCGCCCTTCATGAAAGTATATGCTTCCACTAAACAAGCATATAACAAAGCGTCTGGTGCATTTGTGCTTATCCATGTAGTTCCAGAATCATCTGTTGTGATAGAAGCAGGACGATAATAATAGTGAAGTTCAACAGAATAATTAGAGTCTGGTGTCGGAGCTACTATATAATTATCAATATC